TACAATAAACTAGGCATATACAATGATGTTTTAGAAATGTTTATTACGGACTTTAACTACTCAGTTGTTAAGCGTGGCGGAAGCAATCACGACCTCTGGAACATATCCATGACTCTGGAAGAGGTTTAAGTGTTTGTAGATGATCAACTAAAAGAACATCTAGAGACGGCATCAACAATAAGATCCCAGTCTCTAATTTTAGCAGAGTGGAACTTAAATTATTTAGACAATGTAGAAGCATTGGGAAATTATAGATATAGGCCAACTGCAGACTCTAATGAAATATACAGCACCATCCCTAGCAGCTTTGACATAAACGATTCTGGTAATTTTTATACTGGTGCAACAGACTCAGACATAACAATTGATGGTGGCCTAAAAGATAATGAAGAGCCTCTAGCCTTTCAGTCAATTAGAGAAAAAGAAAAATCTTTATATTCTTTAGAAGACTGTCTCAAAAAGTTTAGACCAAGATCTGGAATAAACAAGCTTAGATTTTTTGGCAACAACTTTAGTCATCACACCAACATTGAAATGGCGAACAGGCCAAGATATTACATGTCAGACAAAAATGATACTTTTAAATATTGGACATCGTATAGAACTGAAGACGGCATTGAAAGAGGGGTCGCAAGCCATCAGGTAAATGGTCAATTCTATATAGACGACGCAGCCCCATATGTTGTATATAAAAAAGAAGTTCCTGCAAATAGACTAATAATTAAAATGCAGACAAATGTTGGAAGCGTTGACCTTGGTCCATTTTCAGACTCTTCTGGGTCATTCCCCGATCCATTTTTTGGAGATTTAAATAAGACCACCCCAGTAAAATGGAAGGTGCAAACACTAAAAGATGGCAACTGGGTAGATGCAAAATCATTTAATCAAATGTCTACTAGACCAGACGGAACTCCAGTTATATCTCAGGATGGGTATGTAGAGCTATCTTACGGTCTGGTTATTCCAGAAAAGTATCAGAATAACTTTAAAGAAATTGCAGTACTCTCAGGAGTTAATAGTTTGCCGACAGCATCTGTAGACGGACATGCCTATCTTGTAAAAGAAAATGATTTAAGTATTGGAACATATTATGTTTGGAATTCGGACTCAGACTTATTTGAAAACTTTATTCCAACATACGACTGGCACTTGCATAGCGAAGATGTTACTACCCTGACAAACTTTGTTACTAAAATGTCTTCTCCATTATCATACATAGATCCTGGAACTGGTTATCTTAGATACAGAGAACTAGAGTACATCTCAGGAATAAGGCTTGTAGTAGAAACTATGAATAAGTTTGACTCAACCTTTGACCTAATTGAAATGTCGCCTAGGCTAGTAGCTGATATATCAGATATCACAAAAGATTATGTTGTGACAAAGTCAGCATCGGATCTAGGAATTAGTGGAATGCCAGTCGGTCAACTTCTTGCCTCAACTGGTTCACTATCGCTATTTGACCCAGAGCAAGTGTTTAATTCCAACAATCCATTAAGTATCATAAAAGATTATGTCAATAGAACAATGCAAATAAAATTTTACGAGTCTGTCTTAGATGTAAACGGGTATGATTATTTTATTCCTATTAAAACTCTATACTCTGACACGTTACCTAAAATTAATAATGCAGATAGATTGGTAAACGTTGAATTAAGAGATATGTTTTTTCATTTTGAGTCTCTAACCGCCCCACAAATATTTATTCAAAATGCTTCAGTCAGCTACGCTGTATCTTTGCTTTTAGACAATATTGGATTTTCAAATTATGTATTTAAAAGGGCACCAGAAGAAAAAGATCCAATAATTCCAAGTTTCTTTATAGGCCCAGACAAAACTGTAGCAGAGGTTCTTAGCGACATAGCTTTATCGACCCAAACCGCTATGTTTTTTGATGAGTATAACAACTTTGTTATGATGACAAAGGGATACATTATGCCATCAGAATCTGACAGGGCTACTGATATAACGCTATACGGAAACGATATTATTGTTTCAACCACTGGTGGCAGGTTCCTGTATGCTGGCTCTGTAAACCATGTAGACCAGCTGCCCTCATCAAGGCAGCCTGGTGGATTTTTAGTTCTTTCAGAAAACAAAATTTATGTATGGTCTTTCTCTTTTAATCAAAATAACTGGGCTGTGGCAGGCGATTTTGATAGAATTATTAACTCTTCAAATATAGTCGAGGTATCGTCAGATGAAAATAAGGTCTATAATGATGGAAAAATTACATATACAACCAGGTACATTCAAAAAACTTATGGGTCAATAGGCCAAGCCCTTATAGTAGACAGGGAAAAAGATTGGACCTATAAGCCAGTACTGCTTTGGGAAGTGGCGGGAGAACAAAACACAAAGTCAATTAATGACGAGATTTCAAATCAGTCGTCTTATGTTTTAAGCGCTATTCCACTCAACTCTGACCTGTCTGCACAAATACCTTATGTGGCCAACAATAAGGTTCAAAATAATATTATGGATCTTGGCGAAGGCATTTATTGGCTGAGTAGGTATAACGGCTACTTCTACTCAAATGGAGAAATAATAAAGTTTGATGCAGTACAGTATAACGTTCCTTCTGTGATTGGGTCTGAGTCAACTGGCCTGGGCTTTATCGACAACAATGTTTGGATATCAAGCGTAGAAGAATATCAAAACTATTTTTCCAAAATATCTTTTAACGGAAAGATATACCCTACAGGTTTGGTCAGAATTTATACAGAGCCAAACTATAAAATTATTAATGGAATAACAGTACCAGAAAGTATTGCAAAGCATGGCAGAGGTCAGTTTGGAACAAAGGTTGTAGAGCATAGAGCTGGGCTAGACCCCTACTGGGCAGATCCTAAAAATCTAAGAGGTTGTTCAATGAAGTCTTCTCATCTTTTTAGTGATGAGGAGATTCCATCTACAACCACAGGTGCTGCAGGAGTCAACAATATTCTTGCTGCTAAAACTACATGTAGTGGATTAATTAAAAACTTTATGAGTAGCTCTTATGTTAACGAGACAGATTTGGCAAGACTATACTCTACTCAATCTGGAACAATTCAGTCTTCCGCACTAGTAATGAATGGTCCAGCTTTTGCAACAACAGAAAGGCCGCTACCAAAAGATTTTATATCTTATGTATATAAGCCACTAACTGAAAAGTTTAGACACTTTGGCACAAGAATGAGAATTATAGGCAGAATAGAAAATAATGAGAATCGTGGTCAGACCCCTATTGGAAGTACCTCGTACTACATTGTAAATGGATCATCTCCAGATCAAAATATTAGTGTTAATGCAGCTTCTGGGGGACTTGCAGTTATGCTTAATCCAGAAACAAATAACGGCTATTATTTTGAGATTGCTGCTTTAACAGAAAATGATCCAAGCAGCTATACTGAATCAGAAAATATTTATAATGTTATTTTTTACAAGATAAAAAAATCTGCCGCAACTGGAACAACACCTAGTTCTGAAGCAATACCAGTAAGACTTTGGGCTGGTCTAACTCAAATAGTTGTAGACAGTGGAAAGTTTACTGGCCAGTCAAGAATAACTTCAGAAGATGTCACTACGGTATACGATTTGGCAGTAGAATATGAAACAATAGCTGGAACCAGAAGATTTTTTCTATACATAAACAACAGCCTTATAGCTACTGTAGACGACAATGACCCTTTGCCAATATATAATAATATGGCACTATTTGTTCGTGGCTCAGCAAGATGCATGTTTGAAAATATTTATGCTATTACAAACAATTACAGTAAAAGCACTGGCTATGTTTTAGATACTCCAGTCAACGCAGTTTTTGAAGATAGTGAAATAAATGTAGATGAGTCTTTTAGAAAGTATGCTATAAGTGGAATGATTCAATCTACTTACCTGTCTGGAATAAAGCCGTCAGAGCCACCAGACTACAAAATGTATTTTGAAGAATTTGGCACAATTATGCGTGAAGCAGCTTACTTCAATATAAGGTATGACAAGGCATATCCAGCACTATATGCAAAGCTTTCGCCAACCTATAATAATTTAAAGGGATATGTTTCTTCTGGTTTTATTGCTGGTCCGTATGGCGCAGAATTTTTAATTTTTAATGCAACAGATACTGCACTAAGCCTAGACGATTCTAGTGGAAACTACTTAAGAATTCAAGGTGTAACTTTTACCCAGGCATCCCCACACGAACTAACTGTTGACGAGTACTTTTCCAAAAATAGCGACTTATCAAATCCAGAATTAGTCGGTAACTCAATAATTAAATCACCACTAATAGTAGAAAAAGAATATCTAGATATTAAGAGTAGTAGATCTACTTATGGCAAAAAAGATTTTTCTTTAGATCTTCCATATGTTCAAAGCCATGATGACGCTCAGAGTTTAATGGGATGGATAATATCAAAGGTGATGAAGCCAAGAAAAGCCGTTGGACTAAAGGTATTTTCAATGCCAACCATTCAACTAGGAGATATTGTAAAAATAGACTATACTGCAAAAACAGACTTTGGTCAAATATCCAATTCCGACACCAGGTTTGTAGTTTATAACATACAATTTTCAAGATCCTCCGATGGGCCAGACATGACACTATATCTTAGTGAGGTGTTTTGATGGTATCGCCAACACCCAACGTGCCCGAGATAGCAAAAATTTCTCCCGCAACCGCAGCAATTAAAATTGCCAGACCAGACATAATGCTGGTAGATAATGATTCTTTGCCAATTGAGCTAATGTCTGATTTGATTTTTGAAGATATCGGTGGCCAGGAAATTATTAATATAGTTAGAAATGACATGGTTAATGGCCAAAACGTCATTTATAGGCCAGTAAAGAATTTATCAAAAATTAATTCTCAATATAACTCTAATAACATTATTAATCTAGAAAATACGCTAGATTCATATTTTAAGAATTTTCCAATTAAGCTAGAAACCCATATTCCAATAGAGGGCACTGGCCCAGCTCCAGAATATCCAACAGTATACTTAGATGAGCTAAGCGGAAATTTGATAATTAATGTTATTAACATGGCCAGTGATGAGCAAGTAGAGGTACAAATAGTGACTAGGGGAGAGCTGCTTAATGGTACAATATATGAAGAGGATGTCTCATGATTACTGATGTTGGAAAAAACATATTAGCCAAATACTTAATTGGCCAAGCACCAGCCTATGCTTCATATATTGCTGTTGGCTGCGGGGCTACCCCACTGGCATCTGATGCAGTGTTGGGCGACTACTCATCAAAAGAGAGGCTAGACTTTGAAATGTTCCGTGTTCCAATTACTTCTCGTGGATATGTAAATGAAGACGGTGTTTCTAAAATTGTATTTACTGGAGAACTACCAACAGAAGAGCGCTATGAAATAAGTGAGGTAGGAATATACTCTGCAGGATCAAACCCAAGTGCTGGACTATATGACAGTAAAATGATCTACTCATTTACACAAAACGAATCTTGGGAATATCATAATCCAACTACGGCAGTATTAATACCAACAATTTACGCACCACTAGACGGAACTTATTCAGATAACGCAATACACGGAGAAGTGGCTGGTGATCCAGTATATCAAAAGCCAGTATTCCAAACAAATGCAGATAACAGAATTTTTACAGATAACTCAAGAATTGAAAGATATGAGAATTGCAGATTTCTGAATAATGTGATTGCAATGTCTGGCGCATCATCAACACTGAATGTTGTTGACGGACATCTGCAGCCAGCAGCAGGGTCTAGCCATATACACCTAACTGGAATAAATATTGATTTAAATAAAAATGCACCTATAGATGAACTAAAGTTTGCCTTTTCTGTAGTTAGCAAGGACGCCGATGGAGCAGCCCCAGATTCAGTAAAAATATTGCTAGAGTTTGCATCATCGGACGTACACAATGATCCTGGAGGTCAGTATGCTAGGTTTGAAATAAATCTAGCAAATGGGACTGGCGCAGGGCAGCACAATTTTAACAACAATAGATATGTGGTTGCTTCCAAAGAGATTCAGGATCTTTATAAGAGCTCAGGCTTTACTTGGAACACCGTTGACGTTGCTAAAATTTATGTATCGGTAATAAAGAATGGCTCTCCATCAGAAGACTTCTATGTATTCCTAGATGCTTTAAGGCTAGATAATGTGTCTGTTGTAAATCCACTATACGGCCTGACTGGATATTCTGTAATTAAAAATATTGATTCAAAAACTATAACTAAGCTATCAAACACAACTAACCTTATAGAATTTAGATTTGCGATGGATGTGCAGTAATGGCAGATCTTGGAATTAAAAAAGTAATTATTCTTAATGAAGATTTGCCCATTATTAATTCAGAAATTGCTGGGTATGGTGTTAGATATAGAATAGTCTCTGAAGACCGTAACAGAGTTTCACATTGGTCACCAGTATATCTATTGGATGCACAATATACATATATTCCTGGACAAATAAAATTTTCAAAAACAGACGATATTGTTACTGCAACTTGGGATAGGGTAGAGATTAAAAAGGGCGAGACATCTCTTGGAAGAGTAAGGGATTATGAGGTGTGGATAAAGTGGGGTAGGTCAGGCAACGGCGACTGGATATATGACGGCAAATCACAAACAAACACAACAAACTTTATTATTCCAGACAGTTATTCAATTAATGGAGTCGACCAGTCATTAAGGCCAAATCAGCTAACCGTTGAAATATTTCTAGAAAGTGTTCCAGTATCTAGAACAAACACCTCTCTAAGAGTATATAGTCCAGCCATTCAGACAGTTTAATGGTATAATGGGCTATGGCTAAAATTCCACTACCACAACGAGGTCAACCAGTAGACCTAACATACCTTTCTGACATCGCTAATGCAGTAAACAATCTGTCATCCCAAATTTCACCATCATCATACAAATATGTCACAATCGATACTGATGGATCTAAGCAAAGCGTAAAGGCATCAGAGGCAAGAATAATAGCTGGATACGTTACAGTAAAGTCTGGAGCAACCGTTAGCACTGGAAACGAGGAGTCTTTTTCTTACTCTTTTACTGGAGGAGAATTTAAGTATGCCCCAATTGTAACTGCAACACCAGTAATAGTTGGAAATGCTACCGAAGCTGGTAAGAATGTTACAGTAGTTATTAAAAATGTAACTACCTCAAAGGTAGATGGCATTGTAAAGTTTAATTCATCTGGAGACCTTTCCTTGGCCGTTAACCTAATTATTGTCGGCATCCCAAACTAAGGATATTCAATGTCTATCAAAAAGGGTAGCATAGAAAAAGAAGGCTACAACTCATTACCAGTAATACCTGGAAATAAAAAGGTTTGGTTCTTAAATGGTCACCTTGTTAGAATTCACCACCTAAATAAATCAAATGGGATAATGTCTGTTTATAATATTACAAAAGATCAAATTGAAAGCTGTTTAATTAATGATTTTAAAAAGAGTCGTGAAAGAGCTTTTACTGTGGGGGAGACTGCAGATCTTATCAATAGACACAAAAAGTATATGCCATCCCTGATGAAAAGGGGAATCATTCCTTTTCCAACTGGCAGCCAAAAGGGTGGGGCACGAGGGTGGCAAGTAAGGTCCTATTACTCAGAATCCCAGGTAAGAGAAATTCGTGATATACTTGCTTCTTATCATATGGGTAGACCAAGAAAAGACAAGTTAATAACTAACGATATAACGCCGTCATCTCAGGAGTTGACAAGGCGCATGGGCGATGGTATACTGACTTATACAAGAACCGAAGATGGAAGATTTATCCCTATTTGGGGAGAATCAATTTAATTAAAAGGTATGGGTATGGACGAAACAAAAGTAAAGGTATCTCTGGGTTATACACTAAATCTGGGCAACTTCCAGTCGCTACGCATTGATATTGGCGTAGAAGACTCCAAGAGAGATGGAGAAATGACTAATGATGCATTTGAGCGTGTGTATAAGTATGTAGAGGCTAAGCTGGCCGAAAAGATTGCTGAGAGTCAGGAAGACTAATGGCCGTAGAACGCAAAGACCGAATGGCTTTGCTTTCACGCTATAGCAAATTTCATACTGCTAGGTACGAAGAAAAGCCACTATTAAATTTAAACGTAGAGCAATGGGCTGCGGACGCACTTATTGAATCTTATACTTTACCTTTTTGCTATGATCTGCTAGAATATTATTTCAGCACAGCACAAGCTCCCACCTGGAAGTACTTTGCCAACTATGCTGACAAGATTGTTGAAGCAAGGCAAGACTATAAACGAGACCTAGAAGAGAGAGCAGAGCGCCGTAAGGCAGCTAAGGCGTGGCTAAATGAATAATACAGAATCTAAATTAATTACAGCGGTATTGCAAGACAAGCAGATACACGTATTGCTTCAGGCAAATGTTGACAACCTGCTACGAACACATAATGATATTTGGCAGTTTATTCGTAACTACTCTGAAAATAATGGGTCCGTACCGCCAGTAAATCTAGTTGTTGATAAGTTTCGTGACTTTCAGCCAGTAGATGGAATTGGTGCAACTAAGCATCACCTAGAAGAGCTACAGGTTGAGTATCTAAACGATAGCCTTAAAGACATTATCCGTGAAGCGGCGGGAGAGCTTCAGTCTGGAGAAGGAGTCAAGGCCTTAGAAGAACTAATTACAAAAACATCTACCCTTAAAAAGAACACCTCAACCATTCGTGATATTGATGCAACAGACCTTGAAGATGCGGTTGCATACTATGAAAATGTTCAAAGGCAAAATGCATTGGGCGCAGTCGGTATTAAGACTGGCTTAGCAGGTTTTGACAACTATTTGCCTGCTGGAATTATGCCAGGACAGCTTGGAGTGTTTCTTGCCTATCCAGGTATTGGTAAGTCTTGGATGGCCTTATACTTTGCGGTACAGGCATGGAAGGCTGGCAAGTCACCACTAGTAATATCTCTAGAAATGTCAGAGACAGAAGTTCGTAACCGTGTATTTACTATCATGGGTGAGGGCCTTTGGTCACACAGAAAACTTAGCAGCGGAGACATTGATGTAGAAGACCTAAAGCGTTGGCACAAGAAGGACCTTGCTGGAAAACCAGAGTTCCACATTATTTCAAACGATTCGGGTGGAGAGGTAACGCCAAGCGTTATTAGAGGCAAGATCGATCAGTACAAGCCAGATCTAATTATTGTTGACTACTTGCAGCTAATGTCTCCTAATCAAAAGTCAGACAATGAAACTGTTCGTATGAAGAACTTGTCTCGTGAGCTAAAGCTAATGGCTATTGGTGAAGAGATGCCAATCATTGCAATTTCATCAGCTACCCCAGACGATGTTAATAAGCTAGACACCGTTCCCACACTTGGACAGACCGCTTGGTCTCGTCAGATTGCCTACGATGCCGACTGGGTCCTTGCCCTAGGACGTGCTTCAAATTCCGATATAATTGAATGCGTATTCCGTAAAAACCGTAATGGGTTTATGGGAGAGTTTTTGGTACAGGCCGACTTCGATAAGGGCTGGTACAGGTACAAGGACTTTGAGGACAAATAGTGAAGTATTCTAAATCAGCTTACACACCAGATCAGGTTAAGCGTATTCTCATTGGCTCTGGGGTAACCATTGAGTCAGAGATTGATTCCGACT